ATACTATAGAATCTGTAGGTTTTAATGCATTTAAAAAAGCTAGAGATATTAAGTTCTTAAAAAGAATTAATCCTGATTTCAACACTTTAAAAGATGTAGAACGTTGGATTATAGGAAAAGGTGTTCTTCCTGAGTTTTTAGTTCACGAATTAGGTCTTAAAAAAGACTTCCAAAAACAAAATGTTAAAGAATTTGTTGCTGATATAGCAAAAAGATTTCAATCTACTGATGAAGTTAAGCGTAAAGATATAAGAGCTGCAGCAGCTGAATATAATATTCCTGATAGAATAGTTAATAGCGCAGCTAAATTTATGAGTATTCCTGAAAGAGTTTTAAGAAGAGATGCATTTATGTCTCACTATATAAGAGCTTGGGAACGCTTTGGTGGAGCTATAAATGACCCTAATCATCCATTCTTAATAGAAATGGCTAGAAAAGGTGTAAAAGCTACCCAATTCTTATATGACGCCCCTAATAGGCCTATGTTCGCACGTTCTGCTCTAGGTAAGGTAATGACTAGGTTTCAACTTTTCGCTTGGAATAGTGTGCGTTTTCGTAATGCTGTGCTAAAAGAGGCAAGATTAAGAGGTTTTAGAGGTGAAGCTGCTGATAGATTTGCTAGAATGATGCAAATAGATTTATTTGTCTTAGGATTAGGTAATATATTTATGTATTCTTTATTTGACAATGCATTACCTCCACCATATAATTGGTTACAAGATACATCTGATTGGTTATTTGGTGATGAGAAAGAAAGAAATAAAGCTTTTTTTGGTGCATTACCTACAGCTATAGCTCCATTACAGACTGTTATGCCTCCTATAGGAAGGATGCCAATATCTGCTATACAACAATGGGTAAGAGATGATTATAGTAAATTTACTGATTATAATGTATGGACTATGTTTCCTTATGGTAGAATGGCTAGAGATATATTACATCCTAGAAATGGATTAATGAATAATCCTACTCAAATAGTAGAAAAAGTAGCTGGATTACCTGTGCATGACTTAGGTAGAAAAATGAGAAAACAAAAGAAAGCTAAAGAAGAAGGCACTTATGTAACTACACCTAAACCAGGATTTAAATATGGAAATTAATCCACTAAATACAGAAGAATTATTAAGCCCTCCTGAAGACTTAAAAGATAGCGCTGCAGGTTTATTGGGAGTTGCTGCTGCTGCAAAAGGATTATCTTTATTAAAAAGAGGAGCCTTTAGAAGTATTGATACTCTTGGTTTAGGAGGAAATGTAGAAACTACTTATAAAAGCACTGGGAAGGTTCAGCAATTTTTGGATAATATTGAACAAGTATCTCAAGGTAAAAAACCTAAAATGGTTAAGGAATTTGTACAGCAATTAAAGAGAAAAGGGACTCCTGTTGAATTAAAAGCTGTTGATAGTTCGCTTGAAATATTAGAAGAAACAATGAGTGGACTGAAATCGCAAGGTAAACGTATACCGAAAGCAATGAAAGAATACTATTTGGATTTAAAAGACATGAAACCTTTAAGAAGGATGGCTTCTGCTATTAAAGAAGTAGCTAGTGGACAAGAAATAGGATTTAAACATGGTGGTAAGTTTATAAAAAACGTATATCCTCAAGCTGACCCTGATATAAAACAATATTTAAAAAATAAAGGTTTGAACATTAACAAACCTATAGATGTCTTTGAAATTTCAGATGAAAAAAAATATATTTCTAAACTAAGAGCTTATGTAGATAATGACCCAAGAGTACAAAGAATTAGAAAAGCTTTGCAAGAAAATAGGTTGAAAGATGCTAAAAGATATGCTAGGACAGGTAGAATAAAATATGGTGGAAAAGAGATAAAAGGTAGAGGTAAAATAAACCTCAAAAAAACTCCTACTGGATATGTCTTAAAAATTAATCCTATGTATACTTTAAAAGGTGGAAAAATGAAAACTCATAAAGATTATGTTATTGGAGGTCATACTCAAAGAGTTCATTTTAATAAGATAAAAGGATTAAAAGGGTTTCATAGAACTCATACTGATGTGATAGATATTACTACTTATGCTTCTGCTGGAGAAAAAGGTGGTGGCTGGAAAAATAAGGTTAGAAGAATGCTAGCTGGCAAAACTGGACAAGCTTTAAATATAACAAAGCCTGTTGTGACTAAAGGAACCTATTTTTATAGAAAGCCTGGAGGAGGAAGACTTAAAGGGGCTATAGATGCTTATAAAAGAAAACGTGGAAAAAATGTAGCTGCATCACTTATTAAATATGGAGGAAAAGCACTTAAATTTGCTTTAACTAAAGGAAGAAGTTTTTAACCGCACAGTATCTATTGATTTTTAATAGCTCTTTTTACCTTCTTTGATATTATGCTCCACAGCTTCAAAAGGGTCATATGTAAAATCGTAATAACAATCTATATGAACAACTACTCCTTCATCTTCATAAAAATTCCCTTTTTCATCTACAAATCCTCTTGAAGCTTTATATACTGGTGCAGAAGGCCCTATTAATTCTTTACATTTAGGACACTTTATCATATTTCTCCATCATTCTAACATTTTGTGATTTATTGTCTTCTTCGTCAATCATTCCCCATAGCAAACATAAATATACTATTGCATCTGTTATTCTGCCTCGTACATCTTCTCTTTGACTCTTGTAACCATTAACAAATGAAGAGATACCGTCTATGTGCTTTAACAAGTATACCATTAAAACTTTTTGTTTATTGCTATCTATGTAATCAGCAACACGCTCAAAGTTTGCAAAAGCATTACTTTCCTTCCTTGCGTATTCCTTCTGTCCCGCTGCTCTCACCGTCTGTATCTCCTTGAAGATTTGGTTTATCAGCGTTTCCATTTTTTTCCTGTTCATTTTTCTTTTCCTGTTCTTTCTGTAGTTCATCTAGTTTCTTTTCTAACATTTCTTTATCTCCTTTTTCTTCGAGATAAATTGTGAAGATAGAATCAAAGCCTCTAACCATATTATATAAATGGTTAATTCTTTGATTTACATCTATTACCGCACTTGTCAACTCTTTTATAGTTGCTTTCTTACTAGCTTTTTTTTGTTCCATCTAACTCTCTCTCCTTCATCTTTTTTCTAAAATTTTTATTACCATATACTTCTTTGTAAACGCACTGTCGGCAAACAGGCTCTAATACTGGAGGTATTCGGTTCTCAACATATTGTTGATGTCTAAACCTATATACCGCAGTACGTTTACTTCCTCCACAAACCTTGCAGAATTTATGACTATTCTCAGCTATTAACTGAACAAGTCTTGTTTTTGCCATGTTTCTTTCTATACTTTTCATTTTCTTTAGCTAACTTTTTAGTATATTTATCCATAGCAGCCTGAGCTTTTTCGTCAAACTTTCCTATTATATCTTGATTAAAAGGCTTAAAAACAGGCGCTTTTATTTTATAGCCATGTTTTACTACTTTAATATTTTCTTTTTGACTAAAATACCCTTTTATGGCTTTTAAAAGTACATTTCCTTGCTGAGTATCACCTACTATTTCTTTAATTATTTCTTTAATTGCGTTATAGTCGTTTCTTGACATAATAATAACTCCCTTTTAAGAAATTTAATCTCTTCTCTTGCTTTATCTAATTGAACTTGTAGATGTCTTCTTTTATCATATTCTGTTTTCGATGTCATTATCTTTCCTTTCTTTTTGGAATACATGATATTTGTCTCTGCCTAATACCCATAACAAAGCATGTTGAAAACCTGCACACATTTCAACACTATTTCCTTTTTCAAATGCGTTTTCTTGTTGCATGAAATCAACAGCTTGGTCATATGCTTTTTGTATTTCAGCTTTTCGTTTCATTTATCTTTCCACCTTTGGATTTATACTTTTCCATTAATAAAGCTACTAAAGGATAGTTTTTAAACTTAATAGCTTTTTGGATTTGTTTTTTAATCCTATTTATTTTACCCTTTTTAATTTGGGCTTCACGTTTACTTTTATGTTTATACATGTATTTCTTTAATAGGTATTAATGCTATTTCACTAGCATTGTCATCTCCACCCATGACTATCCTTCCTTGGCCATGTCGAACAGAATATTTGACTTTTTTCTTTAATTCTTTCACAGGTAGTAATATAACACTTTTTATATCACCTTTGAAAGATAAAATTTGAGCCCACCAATCTGCTTCTGTTACAGATAATCCACTTGGATTACCTTGATTTTTTAACTCTATAGCTATGTTACCTGTCTCTACCCATATATCTCTCTCTGTTTTAACTTCTATTTTGCCCATATTGAGTATTTGACCTAAAGCATATTCAAAAGATTCTCCAAAATCTAAATCAATGTCAAATTTTGATGTATATTCTTTTTTAAAATGCTCTTTTATCCCCATAACCACATTCTCCATTCACGCTCCCTTCTTTGTTTATCTTTTTGTATTTCTTTTGTCTTTTTTTTATCAGAAGTTCTTTTAGGAATTATTCTACTTCCCATTCTCCTGAAATCACATTTTTTATAAGCCATAATTAAACCTATTTTGTAATTCTTTTGCTTTATCTTGAATTAGTTTTCTTAAAGCTCTTTTCTTTAATACTACTTTTGTTTTTAATCCATTTCTATACATTTTTTCTCCTTATTTAATAGGGGCAAGCTCCGACGAGAAATCATTATAACTCATCAAATTTGTTCTGCTTATTTTCCAAGTGCAATGACATTGCTCACTTGCCCCTAATTTTATCTAGTAAAGTCAATGAAAGGAGCCTTTACTTCGACTTGTAAAGTGCTAAAAGTCTCTACTAGATAGTTTGCGTAATACATAACTTCTTAAATCTTTTGTTTGTCTATCAAGCCATTTAAGCAGCTTTCTGAAATTTCTATTTGTTAAAGGTCCTTTCCTAGTATTACATCTTCTACATATCATTTGCAAATTATCAGGAGTTGAATTACCCCCCAAAGACAAAGGCATGATATGGTCGCATACCATACAATCAATGACCAACTTCTTATCGCAATAATAGCAGGGGCGTCCATATGCCCTATACAATAATTCACGAACTTCTTCCAATGAAATCTTAAATTCCACTTCATATTCTTTACTCCGTCTCTTTAATGTCGACCTTAAGGTTGACGATTTTTTCATTAATCTATGAAATACTTTCTTATGAAAGTTTCCATGGTGTTTTTTTAATTTCCTAGAGAATCTTCTTTCCCATATTGTTAACCTTTTAGGGGACTTGCGTCCCCTTTTAGGTTTTTGATATTTCTTTTTAAGCATGGCCTACTTCTTTCCATTTATGACCTTTGTATAATGCTATAGTAAATTGAAATTCTATTTTTCCAAATCCTATAAATATACCTTTTATGCCTTTATTCTCAGGGAATAACATCCCTATTCTAATGAACTTGAAGAATTGTATCATAAACAAATCTTCTAGTGCATATATCCCTATTAAATAGCCATTCATTTTTCAGTTCTCCTTAATCTGAATGATGGAGTCCATTCGACTTGAGTGTCAAATAATTCTCCATCTGTATTTTTGAATAATTTCACATTTCTAACAGGACTATCAGATTGACCATTTAATCCTATTACTTTACGTGAAGCATTCTCTATTGCACCTGAACCTTTTCCAGCATACAAATCAAGAACTTCATTTCTACTATACTCTCTGCTTACTTGGGATATTTGAATTACTATCATATCATTATTAACAGCCATATTTGACAATCCATGAGAGATGTATTTGATTTTTTCATATTCTCCTCTATAGCTACCTGGAGTGTCTACTAAATCAATATAATCTACTACTACTACTGCTGGTTGCAATTCTCTTACTTTATCAGCTATTCCTTCTAAAGTAGGAGATACTGTCTGTATCATAACATGCTCTAATTCATCTTTATGATGGTCATAAAGCTCTTGATAGTTTTCATTTACGTCCATTTTCTCCATTCCAGATACAATCTGAAGGTGTCTTCTATGTATATACCATGATGAAAGCTCTAAGCTTAAAAATAATGTAGGTATTTGCCAATCAACATTAATTTTGTTATTAACAAAGTCTACTCCTAATATTAAGTTTTGAGCAAAAGTAGTCTTATTAGACCCTGTAGGTCCAAATATTGTGACTAATTCTCCTGGATATATTACTGATTCTCCACTTATTCCTAACATGCCACCTAAGTCTATAGTTTTACCACTAAAATCAGCTGTTAGTCGTTCATGTAATTCTCCTTGCATCTCATCTGATGTTTTAACATCAATCAAATAATCTTTTCTTTTAAAGAATATGCATTGAGTTTTACAATGTTTTACCATTATACTATCTTGACATCCATACTGATAGTTTCTATTATAAACATTTTCAACTAATTCATTTATATGGTTTTCTTCTAAACTTTTATTATTCCAATGCAGCAACGATACTTTTGCATAATGACTTGGAATACCATGTCTTTTAAAGTGACTTGCTATTCTTAGAGCAGTAAGATGCCTGTTTCCTGTAGCTGGACCTTTATTTAACATAGATTGTACACATGGTGTCATCTTTGTAGGTTCAGATACACTTGTTAAGACTTTAATATCAGGAACTTCTTCTACTACTAAGTGTTTTAAGTTTCCACTAGCTTCTAGATTAACGTAATTAAAATCAAGCCTTCTTCCTTTAGCTAAGTCAAATATATCCTTAGGTTCTAGATTCATAACTTCTTCATTTGTCAAAGGGATTTTATTTAAATTTGTCTTTTGATTAAGTGAATGTTGTAATCTATATATACCTGTTCTCATGTATATACTTAAGTCTATATCTGCACTAACTTTCCTCATAGTTTGCTTAACTACATAAGGCAAATCTGAACTAGGTTTAAAGTTGAATAACTCACCTGCTAACATTATGTGATATCCTGAGCCAGAAAAGTAGCATTGGAAGCTCCCACAACCAATGTCTGACTCTTCTAGCTCAAAGACAAGTCCTCTTAAAATATCTAGAGTTTTTTCATCACTATTGTCCTTTTTATCTACATCAATAGGAATTTTATCTATATATCTAATGCCAAAGAAATTCTTTAAACTTCCTTTTTCTTTTACATATTCTAATGCTGATTCATCATATAGATATACTGACCTGTAAAGAGGCTGGCCATCTAAGTAACTAGCCAGCTCTCCTTTTGGTATTAAAACTCCTCTATTAGCAGGAGTACCTATAGCAATCTCTAGGTATTTCATAGATTAGATAATGCGCCTTCTGACATACTTGTTTCTGTAGAAACTGTATCATCTAACTCTTTAATTATTCCTTTACCTTTTAACCATGTAATATCATCTTGTAATTTAGCAGAATTACTTTCTGAATTTTTATACACTTTATGATAAACTCTTGTCCAAGATTTATCACCTGGTTTCTTAGGTTTTTCTCTGTAAATATAGGCTAAATAATCAAATGCTTCTTCTGTGCCTGGTATTACTGCGCTTAAGAAATTATCTGTTAAATATTGTGAAATATCTGTGATTTCATTTCCATCAGCATCTTCCCAGCCTCCATCTACATTTAATCCTGCAGTGCATCCAATAGCTTCAAAGAATACATACAATCTTCTTAATACACTACCACCTTCTATTTTGCCATTAGAATCTTTATCGAAAGACCCTTTAATTTGAATATTTCTAGTATATTCGCTATCTTTAGGTTTAACTTCAACGTCAAGATATAAGTCAGCCCAATCAAACTCACCACTTCTATCTTTGAAACCCATTAATGCTATTTCGCATATACCAAGAAATTTATTTCCACCTGTACTTTTAGGTTTAAATATTGCCATTACTTTTCTCCTTTATAGATTAGTTTCCAATTTAACTTCATTTCCTTGCCCTTTAAATGAGGACTTCTACTTCCTGCTTCTAAAGCATCATTTGCTTTAAATGATACCATTAGTTCGCTACTATCTTCATCTCTATAGACATATCCTATAGCATCACAGTCTGCCATTAACATGTTTTTTAATTTACCTGTTAAATCTAGACTTTCTGGTTCTACTATAGCTTTACTGTCTACTACGGCTCTCGCCCATTTCCTATGTCCGATGATTATTACATGAGGAAATATTGTCTTTAATATACCTACTGTATTTAACACTTTTTCTCTTACAAGGCCAAAACCTTTACCAAATGCTAAATCTTGCACAGCAGATACGCTTTCTTCTTTGCATACCGCTTGTTCTGCCCATGTTGCTATTTTATCAATAGTATCTATTGCTACATATTTGTAGTCATGACCATCTTGAGCTTGTTTTAATAATTCAATTAGCTCTTCTCTATTATCAATAGATTCAACATATCCTTCAACCATATTTGCTCCACCTTCTGTATCAATTATCAAGCAATTATCTAATTGACTTAATGCAGTAGTTTTACCTACTTTAGGTGCACCATACAATAATAATGATTTAGGATTTTGACTTACGGCTTTTCTTTTAACTTTTTTTAACGCCATTTATTCTCCTTTTAGTTAAATAGGCTAGCTCAAATATGGTTATTTAAGCCAGCCTATTAGATTACAACATTTAAACTATTTATACAAGGTATTTTTTTCTAGTTGTGTTGTGGGGAAATTGAATGACAAAGCGGCTTCAAAAGGTTGATTAGTCAACACTTTACGAACGGTATTTGCTATAAAACTTCCACTCATGTTAGAACAATAACTCGTAGCTTTCATGTTGCATGGTTCTGAGCTACCTTCATCATCTGAGTACCATGTTTTGACATATTTGTCGTATTTTGGATTCTCAAATGAATATTGTTGGTAATGCTCAGCACCCATTCTTCCATCGATGAGTAATCTAGGTTTGAAATGTTTATTTTTTAGACAAGTAGATACAACTTGTAATCTTGATTTCATATTATCAAAGCCTAGTATTATTATATCATTTCTATCTGCATATAAAAATGTATCAAAATATCCAGTAGATTGTACTACATCTACGTCTTTATTAATAGCTTTAAGTAAATCTGTTAAAGCTACTGTTTTATACTCACTTATGTGATTATAATTATATTGCGATACTCCTATATTTGCAGTTTCTACTTTATCCATATCATACAGAACAAAGTCTTCAGCACCCATTCTACATAATTGAGTAGCTGCGGAGCTACCTATAGCCCCGCAACCTAATATGTGAAATGTATGCTCGTTTAAACTATTTATTAAGCCAGATGAACGAGTATTAATCACACCAACCTCCATATCCAAAAGCATCATTATACTTTTCGTATTGTAATTTAACATCATTGCTATCAAACTCAAATAACTCTTCTGTATGGATATACATTAAGTCATTTAATGCTTGTTGTTTATTACAATAAATAGCTTTGACTTTAAATGGATAGTCTTCTTTAATGCATTTATCTCTCATTTCTTTCATTTGTTTTTTGAAAGCTCCAAATGATTTCTCAGTAGACATAAAATCTTCTACTAAATCTTCTACTTCTTTATACATTTGTCTAAATGCAAGTCTTCCTTCTGTTGTACTTGACTGAGGTTCATGAGCTAAGAGATTTTGTTGTATTCCTTGATGATGACTATATCTAGTCCATCCACCATAGGTTACAATGTTTGTCTTTGTTTGACAAAGTTCTTTGTATTTTTCTTTCATCTTTTTAGTAATAACAGGCTTACTGTCTCTTACTATTTCTAAAGATGTATCTATATGCTGCTCTAATGGTATTCCATTAGCCTCCCATATACTTACTCTGAACTTATACTCTTCTCTTAAGTTGATTACTAATGCCAATGAAAATGATGTATTCTTCCATGCATCTATTTCATTTTCATCTGTTCCAGACCAAAATGCTCCCATCGTGTGATGAGAGTGCCACCAAACAAACTTTAATCGTTCGTCTTTATATTTCATAGCATATTTCATTTTGTATTCTGCAACTGCTTCTGCATCAAGCTCTGTAGTTGTACCTGTGTTCTCTTGTTTAAGTATTTCTACATCACCTAATTTAAATCTTCCTTCTTTATCAGGCACCGCAGTCATTAGCCCTGATATCTCGTCTTTGTCCTCTTCATAAGCAAGACCAGCCCAAGCTTGTAACTCATGCCAATCTTTCTCTTGAATATAGAACATGTTTTCTATTTTCATACTAGCCCCTTTCTGTAGCCCATCTTATCATTTGTTCTTCCATGTTTTGTTGTGGTCTTTCACCATCCATGTCTGCTAATTCACCACCATCTTCTACAATAGTCGCTTCTTTTGGTATCCATAAATCAATCATATAGTTTACCATATGTTTTATAGAACGTTCATCGTATTGCTTCATAAGTATTGCAACTTGAGGCCAAAATACATCAGCTTCTGATTCGTAATTTAATCCATAATTATTTAAGCCGCCCACTTCTCCTACCCATGAAGCCCTTAAATCAGTTGAATCATATTCTATAAATAGTCCTATATATGATTCTATTAAGCTATTATTATCATTACTTTCAAGATTCTCTATTGCTCTACTTTGTGAATTATAAGTTTCACATTGGTTTGCGAATTGACATCCTATCTTTTTACAAGAATCATTCATCATTTTCATACCATCTAATTGAGTAAATGTTCTTGGAGTCTCGCCTGTTGAATATTTCAATTTTTGCTTTCTACTGCAACTATGACTAAACCCAACTACTGAAGCATACTCTTTTGAATAATCCTTAGGCATTCCTACTGTTAACTCATTAAGATTATTGTATGGATGTGAAAAGCTTGTGTTATAATACTGAGCCCAAGCCATTAAAGACATTACCATATCAACCCAATTTAATGAAAAGAAAGATTTATTAACTTCGTCTATATAATTATCTAAACAAACAGATGAATATATAGGACGTTGGTTATTATTATAAGTATCATAATAATTAGTAGCTATGAAAGGAAAACTAGTTACATGAGTATCTCTTGTTCTTCCAGAAGCATAATCTATTTGTTCAGAAAGATAAGAGCCTCTCCATCTAATTTGATTTGTACTCCTTGATTCATAAGCTTTAATAAACCTTCTTATATTAATATTTGATATAATATGAATAGGCGCTAATGCTACTTGCTGTATACATTTTTCTCCTTGAAATATGTTCATTGTTAGATTTTCCATGTATACATCTACATAAATGGAGATATTCCTAGGATTATCTATATTTCCTACAACAACATCTATTGTAACATTCCCATTTGTCATATTACGTACCATTTCACATTGGCTTTCTATTCTATTTACTATATCTTTGAGTTTATTGGTAAATTCTTCAATATCTACGTTTGCACTATATCCTTCACGTTTTAACCATGATTTCTTACTTTCTATGTCAGCTAATCTTCTTTCAAAGTGAGCAAAACACCTAGTTTGTTCTCTAGTTCTTTTCATTAAATGTTCTAATCCTTGTGACTTAGTATTCATTTTATAAATAGTATTTATTAAGTATTCTTTGAACTTAGGTATTGTTCCTGGCTTCCAATTCCATGAAGGAGTAACGGCTAGCTGATATTCTTCTGGTAGCCAGCCGTTAAACCTATCAAGTGCGGTGTAGAGGTCATCTTGTGGCCCAGTAGCCATACTATTTGCTAAATCTTGAGATGGATTTAACAAGAATTTAATATCCATAGCATCTATTATATTAGTGCCTGTATAGTATTCTACTGGTTTCATGATTAACCTCCTGTTTTGTTGTTACTTGCGTATGCAACATAATCATTCTCAGTTAATGAGAAATCATTTTGTCTTATTGTACCACCAACATTAACTGTTGCTGTTGCTGGTATTTCAAGCTCATTTCTAAGCTCACCTACATTAGTTGAAGATACATCTCTTGATGTAAATTCTCCATTATTTAATAGATTGATTTTAAGTGACATGTCAGTCCTTTCTATTTATTGATTTGTATTGTCTTCTGGTACTACTGGTTGCACCTCAGGTGCTACAACTGGTAATTCTTCTTTCATAGATTGCTCTTCTAAACTAATTACTCTATCCATAAGAGCAGCTACTATCTTAGTATTCATTGAAGAATTATCATTAGCTGTATTTGTTTTAGCTGTATTAGCACATAACCATATAGTTAATGCTGCCAACATAGCAACTATTGATTGGTTCATAGAACCTCCTTATTGTTAATAAAAATTTGTATTAAATAAGAGAATGCCTACGTTTTCAGGAGTGTCTTCTCGGGACTTACATCTCTTATTTAAGTTTTGTATTAAATGAGAGCCTCACATATTCCTTTGCCTAGGTCATTCGGCTAACTTAATAGCTAGGACATTCAGGACTTATTTTCCCTGTATTAGGTATGTACGGGGTACACTCCCTTCCACCGATACAGGAGGACCAGTTATTGGCTCTCATTTAATTATCACAGGACTCTAGATTCATTACGGCAACTACCTGTGAATGGTTTGGGAGTGTCAAACAAGGTGTAACAAAGGATAACGCATGAATTACGTTAAAAAATCACCTTTGGTTGCGGTCGCCCTAACAACTCTCCACTCCCGAAGTGGCTAGCAATTAAAGTAAATCGCAAACAACCTAGACTTTGTCATCTTATTAAAATAAGATTTAGAACGTTTGAAACGCACGCTAGCCCAATTGACTAATTCTCCCTTGGTTTTATATGGACAGTAAGCCATTAAAATCGAGCCTTTTTAGACTCTTTTTTAATCTCCTGTGTCATACCCTCTATTATTTCTTTTTGGTATCTTTTGAACCAATCTAGAACGTTTGACCATGCTTTACTGCCTTTACAATGATATACCAACTCTTCATGATTGCCTATTAATGAAAATGAGGCTATACCACCGTCTTCTGTACTAACTAATTCATAAGCTGCTACTTGAGCCAAGACTATACTTGACTCAATTTCTTCTGTTGAAATAGTTAATACTCCTAAAATTATACTAAAATACATTATTTCTCCTTTTTGTTTTGTTTTTGATATTTATCATATTCTTTGTCAACTTCATCTGCTTCATTGAAATCTAATTCTCTATCAGCACCATTTTCTGCCCATTTAATCCTTAGTTTATCAATATTATCTTTAAACCAATATCTAAATGCTGTGTTTTCTCCATTATCATCTAACATCATTTCTCCTTTATTTAGTTTATTAGAGCAATTACTTACTATTATGGCGGTCGGAACAGTTCCTTAACGCAAGCGTCATCTCTTAGGCTTGTGCACACCCTATCTTGTTGTTTCAAGACCATAATACTGTTCTATAAGTAATTACTCTAATTGTTTAATTATTAACTTAATTGAGAAGATAACCTATCTTCCCAAACCTTTACTTTGCTATTGCTACCAAAGAATGCTTTAGCTTTGTCCATTGCTTTCCAATGGCTTTTTGCTATTACTATTTCTACTGAATTGTTTAGCATGTTCATTGTTATGAATTTCTTGTTCATCTTTACTCCTTTTAGTTAGTTTTATCATGTTTTCTGTTTCTATACCTATCTTATCTAATAAGTATAATATGTGTTCATTTGTCATTGTTATCTTCCTTATAAGATGCCATGTATTCCCAATAGGCTCTATCTTCTCTTGTCCATTTTTTATCATCATTCTTTAATGCTTGAACCTCAGCACTTATATCTTCATCTATCCTTTTTAGACTCTTTGTTTCGTAAAATTCTTGTTCTAATCTTACTAGTTTATCATCTATTCTGTTGATGTCATTAGTTAAGTTGATTACTTTTGATTTTAACTTATTATTAATTATATCTATTTCAGTCCAAAATATATCTTTATGTACTGTAGAATTATTAATATATGTTATACCTAACCATTTTCTTAGTTTATTTCTTATAAATCTCTTCATTTTGTCTCCTTTAAGCTTATTGTGCTATGTATTTCAATTACGTCATATAAACTATTAAGATGCTTACTTAATACCATGGCTACTTCTGTGTCTGGTTGCCAAGCATTACGTTCTTCTTCTAAGTTATTTATAAATTCTGCTATTAGTCCTATTAATTGCTCTTTGTTTGTCATTTTTTCTCCTTAGTTAATTTAATTGTTTGGGCATAGATATATATCATCTACACCACTTGATATCTTGGCTTATTGGCTGATACCCTTGCCTTGCTCACTCCTGTTTTGTAGTTACACTATTATCTTCACTAAACAAAGATATATTTTGCATTCATTCATCAATAATAGAGTTAAGGAAGAATGTCCTTGCATTTTAAATCTACCATAACAAGTGCTGTTATGTACTACTTATATAAAAAAAAAGGGAGACGAATACACGCCTCCCTTAGATACTGATGATGACTTATTACTCTTTGTCACCGAAGTGTGACAATAAGTCGTCTTCTGTATCACCCACTACAGCTGGGCCAACATAGTATGATGCCTGTCGAGTGACTTTCTCGCCAGTGGTTGCATCATACTTTGTTGCTTCAGCAAAGTGGGATAATCTCCAACCACAATCGCTACAGAGACGTTCTATCTCTGTTTTGTGTTTGGTGATTACTGCAGTATCATACAAGTTAATCCCAGTGCCTTTCTGGGATTTCTTTAACTGTGTTGTGATACTGCATAGAAATTGTATTAATGACTTCATAATGATGTCCTTTCATTGTTAAGTTATTCATATTATTTATATATTACGCATAGCGTAAGGGGCACCACCCCGTAAAAAACACCGGTACGGTGTTGTGTATATCACACACACGCATTCTCAACCTAATTTTTCAAAAAGGGGGTACCCTTTCCGTCGTGAAGAAAAAAAAGGCTTGGAAAATATTTTTTTTTGTGTATATTTAAAGAATAGCTATAGCTATTAGCTATAGATAGCCTCTTGCCACTTAAAAACAAAGATTTCTTTAGCTATCTATAGCTATTAAGGCTATGTATAAATAAAATACTTGTTTTAAGTAATCTATAGTTTGTATATTATAAGCAGGTATCAAACATTTTTTTAAAGATTATGGAGAGAAACATGGAGTTAAGTAACATTTTAGGGATGAAAAGCTTTTGGGACAACTTTATTAAGCCTGTTCTTCCAAAAAAGTATTATTTCATAGGTACTGCACTTGGAGCAATAGGAGGGAAGCTTTTTGGTGGAGGACTTTTAAAGGGACTTTTAGGTAAAATAGGCGGAGGCCTTATGGGTAAGTTAGGCGGAGGTGCTTTAAAAGGTATTATGGGTAAAATAGGAATGGGCAAATTCGGTACTGGAACAGGATTTTTATCTAAAATAGGCCAAGGTGGTGCTGGTTTTATGGGTAAGTTTGGTACTGGACAAGGTGCTATAGGTCAAGCATACGGAAGTTTACCAGGAAGAACTGCACTTGATAAATTTCAAGGCATACAACAGCAATTAGGACAATTTGAATCACCTTCTGCTGGTACTCCTATGGGAGGAGCAGGCACATCTGCAGAAGACCAAGCTATGATAGGCACTCAAACTTCAAACATAACTCCAGTTCAATTAAATCAAATATCTCCAGGTGGAGGTTATATGCCTCCAAGTAATCCATATTCAGGAGGTCAATGGGGAGCTAATGCTCCACAAGCTGGAATGCAAGGATTACAAAACATGCAAGGACTACTTGGAAGGTATTTCGGAGGAGGAGGGTATAGAAGCTAATGGCTGATTCAAACTTTAATTTTATGAACGTTTTAAGTAATATTCTACCTATGTCAGGTAGATATAATGCACAAGGTCAATGGGTAACAGATGATGGAACTGTAGCAGACCCTTATACAGGAGAAGCTTTAGACCCACTTTTAGAGCAAATTAAAGATACATCTGAGTTAAGCCCAGCAGAGCAAGACCAATTGTTAGGCGCTCAAATGGGCCCTAGTAATAGTCCTTATACAATCGAAGACCCAATAAATGCTTTAAATACCGTTAAAAGTCCTGAAGGCATAGACCCAAACTCTGATGTATTAGACATTGTAAGAGGGATTGCAGAAGATAATCCTGTTCAGGACGCTGCTATTAATCAGCCTGTTGAGCCTGTGCAATTACCAAAAGTTGAGGATTGGAATAGTAGATTCCAAGAACCTCTTCCAGATAGGCCATATGTTCCTGTTGAAGGGGAAGATGACTTAATAATGGAACCTGATTCTGAATTTGAACCTGTAGAAACACCAGAAACAGATGTTTATGACTTATTAGGGCTTTCTAAAAGAGAAAGAAGAAAGCTGCAAAAGGGAATGCTCGAAGAAAGAGATGTTAAAACAGAAGAAGAAGAAGAAAGACCAGGGAAATTAGACGAAGGCACAACCCCATGGGAAGGTAGACTTGAAGGAGATTTAGATGGAGATGGTTATATTGACGAAGAATATCTTCCTAAAGACACTCCTGCTTCTGAAGAGGATTTAAAAGGACCTAATGTAGAAGATGCACCTGTAACAGATAAAGGTGACGTTACATCTACTAAAAAAGAGTCTACTCAGCAAAAGTCAGATGATTTAATAGCTAGAGCTAATGAAATTACTAGAAAATATGAAGCGGGAGAAATCAATAGATTTCAAAGAAATAGATTAAACAGACAACTTAGAAGAGATGTTCATAAATCAGGAGGTAGAAAAAACCTTCCTGAAAATATTGTTAAAAACATGGCAGGTCCTGTAGGTAGGTTTATGAGAAATCTTCCTAAAAACCTAGCAGGAACAGGTAGAATGTTAAAAAAATACGCTCCTCAACTTCTTGAATTAGAACTTCAAAAAGCAGCAATAGATGCTCAGGTAGGACAGGGATTTTCTCAAGGACAGCAAAATAATCAACCACAAGGATTTAATCAATCTGTTAACTTAAACCCCGTAACTAACCCCTATTATAATTTGTTAATGAAAATGATGGGAGGTGACAGAATATAATGGCTAGTCCTACAAGGTTAGACGACGCAGCAGTATTAAATATTAGTGGAAAAATGCTACCTTCTGAGATAGCTAAAACTATACAAGGGGTAGCAACTATGTATGCTCCAGCTTCATCATCTGAAGGTTGGTACTATAAATTGACAAATGTAACTACTACAAGTGGTCTATTGCTATCTGAAAGTCCTTATTTGTCTAAAGGTGCTGATGCTAGAGGAACTGATGTAGGTTCTAATACATCAATAGCCTCATTGTCAGATAAAGTTAAGTTTTTAATAGTTATACACACAGGTTTTAGAGCTGATGGCTCTACTGTTAATGATGAAAGTGTATATATTTCTACAAGTGGAGCTTCTGCAGCTCATAGTGCTAATTGCATTGAAATAAGCAATAAAGAGATGTGGTATGCTAAAATGAACAATACTACCATAGGAGATATAAATGCTATAGTAGGTGACCCCTCAGGAGGTGGAACAGGCAGCAATAAAGTACAATGCATAGTTGCTGCTATATTGGAAGACGTGTAATGAGCATTTTAGCAGGTCAAAGTGAAAACGGCTGGAAAAAAAAGATTCTAAAAGGAGATTTAATCTCTTATCAGACTATTTTAACCCACATTAGCAACTCTGCTAGTAACCAAGTTACAGGCTTATTTCCTTCAGAAGTAATAAAACATTTATATAAACAGTTTTCTAATTTATACGTATATATATCATGGGGAGCTGGAGCAAAAACAACAACGTTTAATCTTTTGCTTCTAAATAATTTCCAAGATGTAGAAAACAATGATGTATTTCAAACAAGAGAAATATCTGCTACAGCTTCAAGGGCTAATACTGAATATGCTTTTATGATAATACCTAAAAATTTATATTCATCAGATGGAACCTTTATTGAAACATCGAATATAATATCTCCACACATGATTTTTCAAGATTTATCAAATAGTCATCCAAGCTCTTCAGGTACAAATACAGTTACTATAGATATTGTATTTGCTTCTGAAGACACTTATGGGCTTAAAAAAATAGGAGATAATATATAATGGACGATTATGATGTAATGATGGGTGATTTTAGTCAACATTGGGGGCAAACACCTGAAAATATACAAAATATTATGGATGCTATATCTTACCACGAATCTAAAAACAAAAATGTTTATCAAACAGGAGGAGGCCCTGGTGCTGGTTTATTTCAATACGAAACAGGCGCAGGACAAGGAGGGATGACTGCAAGAAATAGATTGGCTCATTGGTATACTTCAAAAGGAAAAAAAGTCCCAAATTGGTTAATTCAAGAGGGGATGGATGAAATGGGTTTTGATGCTACTAAATTAACTCCAAAGCAACAAGAAATGCTATTTATGGCTGATAAAAGGTATCATCCTACTGCTTCTTTATCTCCAGAATCTATACAAGATATAGGCGAATGGTGGGCTCAAAATCATTGGGCAGGAGGAGAAAAAGGCTCTGATATATATAATAAAAGAGTATCTTCTTTTAATAGAGATTTAAATGAACGAAAATTATTAGATGCTGTTATAAAAGAACAAGGACAAGAAGCTTTTTAATGTATACTATTGAAATACATCATAAAGGCGACAAAGAGCCTACTACGTATACTATATTTAAAAAAGAAGAAGCAAAAGACAAGGATATAAACTTTAAATATTGGAGGGAAGCAAATGAAGGAGAATATGGGTTATCGGATGACAACTACGTGGCTAAAGTCATATCAAGAGCCAAATACAAATCTTCTAGCG